GCTGGATTCCGGGGCGTTTACCTTTATGCAGGGGACGGCGACCGCAAACTGGGATGAATACACCGAGCAATACGCGGCCTTCATCAACCAGCACAACATAGGGCTATTCTTTGAACTGGATATTGATGTGATTGTGGGGCTTCGGGAAGTGGAAAGACTGCGGAAGAAACTTGAACGGCTTACCAATCGCCAGCCCATCCCGGTATGGCACAAAAGCCGGGGGCTGGACTACTTCACAACGATGTGCAAGAAGTACGACTATGTGGCCGTCGGTGGGATTGTTTCAAAGGAAATACCCCGCGATAAATACGAGGCCGCCTTCCCGTATTTCATCAAGACCGCCCACGACAACGGCGCGAAGATTCACGGGCTGGGCTACACCAGCTTCGAGGGCGTGAAGAAATACCACTTTGATTCTGTGGATTCGACGGCTTGGCTCTATGGCAATCGGGGCGGCTACCTTTACAAGTTCGACCCCCGCACCGGGAATATGGGAAAAATACAAGCACCAGCCGGGCATCGGCTTGCGTCGCAAGATGCGGCCCGCTGGAACTTTAACGAATGGATTAAATACCAACAATATGCAGAAAAGTACCTCTAAAAAAGACAATCTTCTCGTCCTGTCGGGCGGGATGGATTCAGTAACGATGCTCTATGAGTATCGGGAGCAGATAGGTATGGCCGTGACCTTCGACTACGGCTCAAACCACGCGGAAAAGGAAATTGCTTGCGCGAAACTCCACGCCGAGCGGCTGGGGATTCCGCACATAATTATCCCGCTTTCCTTCATCAAATACTATTTCAAGTCCTCGCTGCTGGAAGGTGCTGACGCAATCCCGGAAGGCCACTACGCAGACGAGAATATGAAATCAACGGTCGTGCCCTTCCGTAACGGGATAATGCTGGCCGTCGCTTGCGGCCTTGCAGAGAGTTACGGCTTCCATAAGGTAATGATAGCCAACCACGCGGGCGACCACGCCATCTATCCCGACTGTCGGGACAAGTTCATCGACGCGATGAGCCGGGCTATGTGGAACGGCACATACGAGCATATCCAAATCCTCGCCCCCTATACCAATATCACGAAGGGCGACATCGCCGTACACGGGAAGATGCTGGGCGTGGATTATTCCGAAACTTGGTCGTGCTACAAGGGCGGCGAAATTCACTGCGGCAAATGTGGCACTTGTGTAGAGCGCAAGGAAGCCCTCGCCTATGCTGGGATTGAGGATAAAACCAAATACGAAGAGTAATGTATTACGCCATTAAAGACCTTGAAATTTCGGCGGCGCACCGCCTCCGTCTTTCGTATGATTCCCCGTGCGAGAATCTGCACGGCCACAACTGGCACATCCGCGTCTGCTGCCGGGCGCAGCAACTCAACGCCGACGGGATGGTGCTGGACTTTACCCATATCAAGAAGGCCATCCACGGACGGCTCGACCACAAGAATCTCAACGAGGTGCTGGACTTCAACCCCACGGCTGAAAATATCGCCCGGTGGATTGTTGATACCATCCCGGAGTGCTACCGCGCCGAGGTACAGGAAAGCGACGGCAACCTTGCAATCTATGATGAAACCTTATGAAAACCTACTCCATCAACGAGATATTCTACTCCCTGCAAGGGGAGGGATATTATACGGGCCGCCCGGCGGTATTCATCCGCTTTGCCGGGTGTAATCTGCACTGCCCGTTCTGCGATACGGACTTTTCAAATGGCCGGGCTATGACCGCCGCCGAGATCGTGAAGGCCGTCCGTGTCCTGCATATCAATCCCCGCCCGTTTATCGTGCTGACAGGCGGGGAACCGACCCTACAAGTGGACGGCGAACTCCTTTCGGCTCTGCACGAACTCTCGGCAACGATAGCGATGGAAACAAATGGAACAAGACCCGTTCCCGACGGGATTGACTTTGTAACCTGTTCCCCGAAATGCGACTTTGTAAATGACTACCCGGTTATCCCCCGCGCCAACGAGGTCAAGGTGGTCTATGACGGAGCGCATCTTCCCGACAAGTGGATTGAGCGCATCGTGGCCGACCATTACTATCTCCAGCCCTGCGATACGGGTGACCCGGAGAAAAACCGGGCCATCCAGCAGGAAGCCGTCGCGTACTGCCTTCGACACCCGCGCTGGCGGCTCTCACTACAAACCCAAAAAATCCTCAATGTAAGATGATAACGAAACAGGAAGCAGAAATGCACCTTCGCGCCCTTGCGGAGTATATCGGGGAAAATCCCGACCGACCCGGCCTGCTGGGTACGCCCGACAGGATTGTCCGTATGTGGGGCGAAATCTTCCGGGGCTACGACCCGGCCAAACACCCGAAGATAACGACCTTTGATAACGGGCTGGACGGAATCGCCTACGATAATATGATTCTTGACTCCGGCAACTACTACTCAATGTGCGAACACCACGCGATGCCCTTCTTTGGTAAGTATGTATTCGCATATATTCCCAATCCAAACGGAAAGATTCTCGGCCTTTCCAAGATTGGGCGCGTAGTGGACTATCACGCCGCCCGCTTGCAGATACAGGAACGGCTGGTCGCGGATATCGTGGCAGACCTTTCTGCCGCGCTGGGCGAAACATATCCGCCTATCGGAATGGCCCTGCTGATGGAGGGCGAACACCTCTGCAAGACAATGCGCGGGGCAAGGAAGCCGGGTAAGATGTCCACCTGCCAAGTTATTGGTGTTTTCCGCGACGATATAAATGCGAGAAATGAGTTTTTACAGGTGGCCCGACAACTTATACGGGAAAATGTTTAAGGCGCAAAATATCAAGTAATAGATAGGTCTATGGCAAAGTTTCAACCCGGAGAAACGCCGCAAGGCGCAGTCCCATTTAGCGAAGAATCAGCGAAGGAAATGCAACTCCGCAGCGCGGCATCCCGGAAACGAAACCGCACCCTTCGTGAAACCCTCCTTGCCGCCCTTCAAGAGGACGGCGGGGAGGGGATGACGAAGATGGAAATCCTTGTGCGGCAAGCGATGAACAACCACAAGAAGGGCAAACTGACCTTCCACGACCTCAAAGACCTTTCCTTCGTGCTGGGCGAGGCCGAACTGGGCATCACGGGCGGCGACGGGGGCGACCTCGGCATCCGCATCGTGGACACTCGCAAGGTACACCGCAGCCCCTTAATTATTGACGAAACCCCGGAAGGCGAGGCAACGGAAACGGAATAGGTGGACTTCTTCGACATATATTTGCCGCTGCTGCCGGGGGAACTCCCCGACGGGGTGCGCTATGTCATCGTCCTCGGCGGGCGTGGCTCGGCCAAGTCCTTCCACACCTCCGCGTCCCTGCTGATGCACTCCAAGACCGACGCGAATACCATCCTGTACACCCGCTACACGATGACCGCCGCGAACATCTCCATCATCCCGGAGTTCACGGAAAAGATTGACCTCGTGGGCGGGCAGTACGCCGTCAAGCAATCCGAAATCGTGAACACCGACTCCGGCGGGCGCGTCCTGTTCCGGGGCATTATGCAGGGAAGCAAGAACCAAACGGCCCGCCTCAAATCCATCCCGAACATCAAACTATTCGCGCTGGACGAGGGCGAGGAAATGGTGGACGAAACCTCCTTCGATGTCATTGACCTCTCTTTGCGAAAGATTGGCGTCCACGCGATGCTTTGGATAATACTCAACCCCAGCGATGTCACGCACTGGATCTACCGCCGCTTCTTTGCGAAGGTTATCCACCGCCTGCGTCCCAACGAGGCCCGCGTCATCGGGGACACCTGCTACATTTGGACTACCTACGAAATCAACCCGCATCTTGACCGGGCCTTCCTTGACCTCGCGGACAGGATGGCGGCGCAAGACCCGGACAAGTACCGCAACCTGTTCCTCGGCTACTGGAACACCCGGAAGGAGGGGCTGATATTCCCCCGCTGGGTGCGCGTCGCGCCCGAAGAAATCCCCGTCGGGCTGCCGATGTGGTACGGGCTGGACTGGGGCTACGGCGGCGACGAAACGGCCATCATCGCGGCCTGCTACGAACCGACCGCCGGGACACTCTACTTCCGGGAGGTGGCGTATGCTACCGGGATGCTGATGCCAGCCGTGGCGCGGGCCATCATTGAGGACGGGAAGGCGCACGGCCTCGCCCCCGGCGACTGCCTGGTGTACTGCGACCCGGCGCGGCCCGACAACCGCGACCAACTGCGCGTCGTGTACGGCATCAATGCCACCAACGGGGAGAACCGCGACAAGGCCGGGCGCATCGGTTACCTGCAGGGCTTCCGGGTGCGCTACGCCGGGGAGGACATCTACAACGAGGTCAAGGCGTACTCTTGGCAGCCGAATCCGCTGGATAAATCCACCTTCACGGACAAGCCGCAGGACGGCTGCGACCACCTTATGGATGCCTGTAATTATTCGGCCACGCACCTCCGGCGGCTGGGCGTAGTTCAGTTGTAGCACAAAAGAGGCGCACCCAAATGCACACAAAACGACCACACAACCACCATCTTTGCGAAAAATTGGATATATGAAACTTTTGAGCAACAAGGCACACGCCGCCGAACTGGAAGCCGCCCGCGAACAGGGGCGGCAGGAGGTCAAGGGCTTCTACTCCGGCACGGAGGGTGACTTCAACGAATACCTCCGCATCATCGCCTCGCAGACGCGCGGTATGATTGAAATCCAGCCCATCGGCCAACTTGACCGCAAGGCCCTCCGGGATATGTACCTGTCCAACGGCCCGCTCTACGGCGTTATCAATATCATCGCCAGCGCGGTCGCCGCCTGTTCCCGCTACCTCGAAATCATTGACACCCGTACCGGGGAGGCCCTGCCCGCGACGCACGACCTCGCCCGGCTGCTGGCCCGCCCCAACGACCGATTCTCCCGCAGCAAGTTCTTCTACGGCGTGGCGACCAACCGCTTCCTCTACGGGGATGCTTGGATGTACTGCCCGAAGGGCGTGGGGAAGAACCGCAACCCGAAGGAAATGTACCTCATCCCCAGCGACTCCGTAGGCGTGAAGCACGGCAGTTGGGAGGAACTTTTCGAAGGGCTGGTAATCAAC